AAATTTTTTCTTCTTTATCAACTGGTACAACTGGTTCTTCTATAAGACCTAGATTGTTTGTGTCTAATTCTATTATTAATTCATACAATTCATAACAGTCATAGCCAGAAACTGCTAAAATTCCTTGAATGTATGTTGGATTAATTGGCAGAAAGCCTTCTTCGATACTATGAAAAGAAATAATTTGATTTCTATATTCGACTCCACGTTCAGTTAATGCCGCACAACTTTCGACATAATAGTCAATACCCCCTAATACCATTATAGCCATGTCTCTATCTAGTAGTTCATGTGCTAAAACAATTTCACCTGGTTCGAAAGAGTCAATTGAGGTATTTGCTTCTACAGATTTTATAAAAGCAAATATAATTGCGGCTGTTATAAGAGTTGCAATTAAAAAATGTTTAAACATTTTTAAATAACATTGCCTCTTTCTCTGATTCTGCGTTTCCATGCGCCGCCGATTTTTTGTTCAGAGAACTGTTCACGTAACCATTTTAATGTTGGCTCTTTTGTATCTTCTTTGATATTTGGATTTTTAGCCAATGATTCGATTAATTGTGCTATTTCTGTTTCAGATAAGCCCAATAGATTCATTGAATTCTTACTATCGTATACTCTTGTATTTCCTTGCATATTTTACTCCTTTTGTTAAAAATTCGTTTCAGTTGCTTTCATATTTATTATAATATGGGCGCACGTTCTATATCCTCTTCTTCACATTTCAATCCTGTTTGAATCTCTACGATTCGCAAAGGTTCTTCTGACTTATTACTTAATTTATGCCACCATCCCGTCGGTATCTCTACAGTATCATGTATACCTAGAGTCCTAGGTTGACCTTCTAATTCTATACTTGCTATTCCACGAGTAACTACCCAATATTCATGTCTGTATTGATGGCGTTGTTTTGATAAAGATTGTCCTGGGTCTACCGTAAGTTCTTTTACTTTAGTTTTAGGATTAGCACCATCACCATCCTCGTGTAATACTCTATAATATCCCCAATTACGAACAGTTTTCGGTGCTTTCCATTCTTCTAATATCCAACTACTTGAATTCTTTTTATCTTCACCACCGACACCAAATATAAATTCAACATCATCAACTATCATTTCTGGAACATTTTTTTCTGTTCTATCTCCGCCATTAACAAATATTAGATGGTCATTAGGATGGTGTGCTTTAACTTGTTTTATAAAATTTATAGCAGTATCATCTTCATCTTCAAATGTATAAACTTCATCTACCATTTGTAAATTGGACATAATGTTAAGTCGTTCGTTCCAAGGCATAAAAGATTTGCCTTTTTTGCGTTCTAACCACTCATCAGAATTTAAACCTACAATAAGAATATCGCCTAAGTCTTTAGCCGATTTAAGATATTCAATGTGACCCGAATGAACCGGGTCGAATCCGCCTGTGGCGAGAACTATTTTCATTTTTTGTTTCTAACTTCTTCCTGAAATTTGTTAGTTAAGAATTCTAAATTCTCCTTAAGCCAGTCTGCTTGAGTGTAATTTACAGACTCCTTCCAATTCAACTTTTCATCCAAGTGTTCCATCCATGTATTTTGTATCCATGCTTGAAATTCTAAGCCCTTTTTTGTCATTTCTTTCTCCTAAATAATTGACTTACTTTAAGTATAACACTAAACTTAAAATTTGTCAAATATTTCGTTCTATATATATTTCCACGATAGGATGGTCGTTAACAAATTTCATTACTGTGTGATAACTTTCACATTTACCTTGTTCAATATTATGATTGCCAATATCCATCATAATCTTTTGTAATTTCAAAATATTTTTCTGGTCAATAACTCTTGGCACAAAACAATAATGAGCATCATTATGTGGTATAAGAGCAACAAACTCTTTGACTTCGTAATCTATTGTACCAATTTCATTTAAATCAATCATTATCTTTTACTCTGTCTGCCTATATAAACTGCCGTGATTATTACTATTGCTAAAAAAGTAAACCATATGGGCCATTCAAATAATTTATCAATCATAAAGAAAGACCGCCAAATGTATCTTCTGATACATCTTGTTTAACTCCTCCTACAATATAAGAGGTTATCTCTGTTTCTTGTGGTGCTACTTGTACTTCTGCTCCTGCTATCCATTTTTGTGTCCATGGAAGTGGATTTGCTTGAGGGACAGTATATGGGCATTTTAAATTAACAGCCACCATACGTTTACAACAAATCCATTCAATATAATCACTCAATAATTGTGCGTTTAATCCAATCATAGAACCATCTTTAAATAGATATTGTGCCCATGTTTTTTCTTGTTCAACTGCTTCTACAAACATTTGAATACATTCTTCTTCGGTTTCTTTAGCAATTTTTTTATAATCTTTATCATCTTTAGGAAGAATTTTCAAAAGTGATTGTGTAAATGCTAAGTGAAGATTTTCATCTCGTGCGATTAACTTAATAAGTTTAGCATTGCCTTCCATCTTCTTGAGTTCAGCAAATGCCCAACTACACGCAAACGAAACATAAAAACGAACACCTTCTAAAATATTTACACTCATAAGAGCCTTATAGAGTGATTTTTTAATTTCATACAAATCAACTTCAACTTTTTTACCATTGATTGTGTGTTTGCCTTCTCCAAGCAATTTATATTTCAATGAAAGGTCAATAAGTTCATCATAATTTCTACTGATATCATCAGCACAATCTAAAATCTCTTTAATGTCCATCATTTCATCAAACACAATACTTGGATTAGCATACACATTACGAATGATATGTGTGTAACTGCGTGAGTGAATTGTTTCATTAAATGTCCAAGTTGTAGTCCATGCTTCTAGTTCTGGAATACTAATAAGTGGTCCAAATGCTTCACTAGGCGCACGACCTTGTACACTATCTAACAAGATTTGACGTTTTAGATTTGATGTAAAGATATGTTGTTCGTGTTCTGTTAAATTTTTAAAATCATTAGCATCTCTCATAACATCAACTTCTTCTGGACGCCAGAAGAAACCCAACTGCTTATCTGTTAGTTTATCAAACTGTTTGTATTTCAACGTATCATAACGTTGAATTGTTACACCACCAGACGGGTCTAAAAATGCTTTTGCTTTCGTGTGGTCTTTCTTATTTTTTGCGTTAAATACGGTCATATTTTCTTTCTCTACATTATATTATATTGTGCAACTATCACATTCATCATCATCTATTGGAGAACCATATTGTCCGTAAGGCACTTCTTCGTTCTTGTCCATTAAATCATCATCAAGATTTATTTCACCTTGGCCGTCAAATGTATTAAAGTAATACAACTGTTTTCCACCATATTTATAAAACATAATAAGATGTTGTAACATTACTGACATTGGTATCTTTTCTTCTTCAAAGAACACAGGATTATAACTTGTATTAACTGATATACCTTGGTCGATATACTTCTGTAATACTGCCATAATCTTTAAGTATCCTTCTGGAGATTCTTGGTCCCACAAAAGTTCATACTTGTTTTTTAGTTTATGAATGCCAGGAACAACTTGTTTTAACACTCCGTGCTTAGATTGTTTAACTGACACATAACTTCTCGGTGGTTCTATTCCATTTGTGGAATTAGAAATTTGAGCCGATGTTTCTGCTGGCATTAGAGCCATTAGTGTCGAATTTCTTATTCCGAATTCTTTAAGGTCTTCTCTAAGAGATTTCCAATCCATTCTCTCTTTATGAGGAACGAGTTCATCAATTTCTTTCTTACGAGTATCAATTGGCACAATACCATGTCCATATTTTGTTTCATCTGTTTTAGGACAAGGTCCTTTCTCTTGGGCTAATTGATTTGATGCTTTAATGAGATAATAACTCCAGGCTTCTGCCCATTCGTCAACTAAATCTAAATTAGTTTCCGAATAAGTCATATCATTTTTTGCCAGCCAATACGCAAAATTTATAATGCCTACGCCCAAAGGTCTCCTGTTAATCGTTGATAACTCTGCCGCAACGAGTGGATAATCTTGATAACTCAACAGAGCATCAAGTCCTCTTACTGCCAACTCACAAGGTTTCTGAAAATCTTCCGGTGTTCTAATATTTCCCCAATTGATGGCACTTAGTGTACAGAGAGCAATTTCGCCCTCTTCATCAAAGACACTATTCAGTGGTTTAGTTGGAAGATTAATTTCACAACATAGATTTGATTGTTTAATCGGTGCTAGGTCTGAATCGAAAGCACCATGGTCGTTAGCATGGTCAACATTCATTAGATATATACGACCCGTATTCTTACGTTCAGTCATAAATGACGAAAATAAGTCAATAGCAGGCACTGTTTTCTTGCGAAGAGACGTTTTGCGTTCTGCTTTTTCATATAATTCTTTAAACTTCTCTTGGTCATTAAAAAATGCGTCATATAGACCCGGAACATCCTGTGGTGAGAACAATGTAATATTGCCACCTGTCATTAGCCGTTCATACATCAATTTATTGAACTGAACGCCATAATCCATGTGTCTAACACGATTATCTTCTGTGCCTTTGTTGTTTTTCAATACAAGTAAGTCTTCTACTTCATAATGCCAAACAGGATAGTATAATGTTGCCGCTCCACCACGAACACCACCTTGTGAACATGACTTAACTGCCGCTTGAAACATCTTATAGAACGGAATAACACCTGTATGTGATGCGTCACCGTTACGAATTGGTGAGTTTATAGCACGGATACTGCCCGCACCGACCCCAATTCCTGCTTTCTGTGAGACATATTTGACAATTGAACTAGATGTTGCGTTGATTGAGTCTAAACTATCGTCTGTTTCAATCAATACACAACTACTGAATTGTCTTTGTGGTGTGCGAACTCCTGCCATAACAGGCGTTGGCAATGAGATATCAAAAGTGCTAATAGCATCATAATAATCTTTAACCCACTTTAATCTTTCTTCTTCTGGATATTTGCTGAATAATGTTGCCGCAATTAGAACATATGCCATTTGTGGAGTTTCGTATATCTTATGTGTAACTCTGTTCTGAACTAAATATTTTCCTCGAAATTGTTCCATTCCAACATAAGTGATATCAAAATCTCTATCATGTCTAATGAAACCATTAATCTTTTCCCATTCTTCTTCTGAATAGTCTTCTAATAATGCTTTATCATAAAATCCAGATTTAACATTCTGATTGACCAATTCAAATACATGACATGGAGTAAATGCTCCATATACTTCTTTTCTAATATGATAATTGATTAAATTGCCTGCGGCCCATTGATAGTTGGGAGTATCTTCTGATATTAATTCCGCCGCGGCTTTGATAAGTGTTTCTTGTATTTCTTCGGTTGTCATTTCATTGTAAAATTGAATATGAGATTTTAATTCAACTTCACTTGCTGATACTCCTGCTATATCTTTACAAGCAAACATCACAACTTTGTGCATTTTTTCTAAATTTAAGTCTTCTTTTTCTCCGTTTCGTTTAACTATATGAATATCAGTCATTGTCCTCTAGGTCCCTAATATGTAGTAATTTCTGAATCTTCCATCCCTGCAACACGTAATTTAATAATATTTGTCAGTTGGAAGTGTTTAATTTCGAATCCTTTTGTTATTCCTAAGTATTGATTTCTCACCAGTGCCACTTGGTTTATCAATTCCCCAATCGCAACAATTTCATCTTCGCCGTCTGCGTATTTCTCAGCATCTCTGCTACTTAAAACTTTGTTATAGTTTTCTAAATACTTTCTCAAGTATTCACTTCTCTTTTTGCGTAACTGAATATTTAGATGTTCTAATATTGCTTCTATCTCTTGTAATTGGCCGAAACGCAACTCAACATACGCAGGAAGTCTAGTAGAATTTTTCTCAATGTTTCCGTGTATTTTTACTTCTTTTCTTGCTTCCGTGATTTCATTTTCAAAAAATTGAATACAATTTGGAATTTCACTCCAATCTTTTACTATTTTGCTATACCAATTCATTAGTCCCAATCATCGTCTTCATCTTCATAATCATCATCGTCTTCAAAATATCTATCTAGTGCAACTTCTAATACCGCATCGCCATCAATTAGTAAATCAATATCTTCAATACTCATTCCTAAATCATCACACTGTTTAATAAATATCTCTCCTGCTTCTATTCTATCTTTGCCTGGAATGTAGGGAAGCATATTTTCCCACAATTCGTAAAGTGATTCTGTTTCCAAAAAAGTCTCCTCAATATCTAATATTCATAAGCGATGTATTTATATATATTGACATTTTATACTGTTTCAGATTCTTGTTGTTCTAATCCATGTTTTTCATCTTCAAGATTATCATCTTCCCAATCATTCATAATGATATCAAGTTTTTCTGGTGTCCAATTCTTACGGAATTCAATCATCTCTTCACCTGATTTTGTGTTATATTTCAATCGGTTACCTTGTTTTACTAGTAACCCTTTTGCCTCAAAAAACTCAACTAATCCACTATATGGATTCATTCCTGTTTCATAAGGAATCTCTACTTGAACTCCTTCGAATGGTTTTGAGTAACGAGTTTTCATTACTTTACACGCCGCTCTAATACCATGCACTTGAGATGTTTTATTTCCATCAGCATCTACTTTTAACTTAAGTTTCTTCATTGCTACCACAATTGAACTAGCATAGATAAATCCTTGACCACCTGATATTTTATCATCTGGGTCGAACATATCTTGTGATGCGTATGTATGATTAGTTGCTACCATACCTATATTATATTGTCCAAACATATTAACACTATTTCTTACTAGTGCCGCTAAGGCTTTTGGTTTACGACCCATATCACCTTTCATATCGCCACGATTGAACTGGTCAACATCGGTTGGGGTCATCATCATTCCTAAACTATCAATGACAAATAATACTTTTGGACGGTCTGCATCTGGTGTATCTCCGTGGTCATCTCTGTAACCTTTCATAAAGTCCGCAATGATTTTAGCAACATCATCAATCATTGATACACTTAATTTTAATAATTTTTCTGGTGCAGTATCTACATCAAGGGCATGTAACCATGCCTCATCTAGTGCGTTTTCACTATCGATTAATACTACAAATATGTCTTGGTCTTGTGCGGCTTTAACAATATTACCTGCCGCTACAAATGATTTTCCTGCTCCACTCTCACCAGCAAAGACTGTTACTTTGCCCAGTGGTACACCTTTATGAAAGTCACCACTAATAAGTTTGTTTAATGTATAATTTCCTGTTGATATCCAAGTGTCTGGGTCTCTAAAACCAACACTCATACCAGGAACAGATTTCGTTATAGATTTGCGAAATTTACTCGCATCGAAGGCTCTTGCCATATTTTTCTCCTAATATATTGTAAAGTATGGGGAGATTTACTCCCCACACTCATGTTGGTTCTTAGTCAGTTTTTCTGCTTCGAATCATTGCTAAGATATCTGCCGCATCGGCCTTCGGAGCATCAGTTGTAGTTTCTGCTACTACTGGTGCTGGAGTCGGTGTCGGTGTCGGAGTTGGTGTTTCCGCAACAGGTTCTGCTTTTGCCTCTACTTTAACTTCTTCTACTTTTGGAGCAGTTGGAGTTGCAGTTGCAGTTTTAGTACCCATAGGAACATCTAATCCATAAGGTTTATAATACTGTCCCCATTTTACAGGGTCGTATAATTCACCATCAACAGATGCTTCAAACATCTCCTTGATTATTTGCATATCATCTTCCGTTGGACGTTTTGGCATGAACTCATTCAAGTCAAAAAGACCATGCGTTTCAACTATCGCACGTTCTTCTTCATTCAATGAACGTTCTTTGCGTGACCAACTTGAAGTTGAATAGTCAGCAAATTGTCCTTTTTGAGTCTTAGTAAGACGAAAGTCAGTTCCTTGTTCATAGTCTGTTGGTAGATTATCCATATCTGGGTCCATCAAAGCCGCTTTTAACAACTTAAAGATTTGTGGTCCGATAATAAATCTACGTACTGGATTTTCTGGTTGTTCACCACCAATTGGATCGGTAACAACTAATCCTTGAAAAACGTAAGAACGTTTCTTCCAATATGTACGACCCATATCTTCCATTGCTGGATCTTTGAACCAAGGACGAATCTCTGCGTGAATTGGGCATGGTTCTCCCCACATTTCAACACAAGGAACTTGAACGATTACTCGTTTTTGTTCATCTCCACCCTTAACACCTGGAAACGGAAGTTTTACAACTTGTCGTTCTTTCCAAAAGAATGTGTTTGTGGGGTCTGCATCTGGAAGGAATCTCAATACTGCTGTACTGTCGTTATCCATATTCCAGAAAGTGTAGACAGCATCTGAACCACGATTTGCCTGTGAGTTCTCTGATGCTTTGTTGTCTTGTGCGAGTAGTTTCGCACGTATTTCTGCTAGTGTAGCCATAGTTTTCTCCTATATTAGCCGTTATTAGTTATTTTGTATATTAGTTATATTAGCCTAAATGTATCATTTAAATTACTAATGATACTATTATACTTATCTTTTTTTCAAAAGTCAAGAGTTAAATGCTCCTTTTTGTGAGTTTTCTTAACTTCAAGATTGTAGTGAAAATAATTTAAACCATAAAAAAGGAAGCACTTAACTCCCTTTTATTATAACACAATTGATGTGTATTTGTCAACTAGAAAATGACATATTTTTAAAAATCATCAACACCTGCTAGATGTCTCATTTTGACTTGGTCTTCATCGTAAATATCTTCTGAGACTGCTTCTTCGGAATGTTTTAATACTTCGGTCCACTTGCCATTATCAAATATATAACCATACTCAGCACCCATTCTCATGGCAATACTATGTAAATCTTCTTCAGTTTCATTGCGTTCAGGTTTATTGTTATTCATGCCCTCTTTATCAGCATAAAATACACTATCGTCAATATCATTTCCTATACTCGATGCGTGTCCTTTTGAAATTGCTCTCTCAATTTCTTCTGGATTATTCCAACTGTTTTTTAATGTTTGACCTAATCCTTCTGGATATGCATCCCAATTCACACGAATGAAATCATAATTTCCTTGTGAATTTTTCATTCCCATTATTCCAGATGTGCCTTCTTTTAATTCTTGTTTTTGTTCTTTGATAAGAACTTTATCTGAATCAAACTTTGAGAATGCTTCTTCAAGCATTTCATTTATTCTTGTATCTGCTGATTTTGGCTCTTCTGTTTCTACAGATGCCTTTGACATCTTAAGTAAATGACCAGCAACTTTCATATCTTCTTTGTCTATACCGCTTGGATTTGAACGAATTTCGTTAGCAATATCTGTTAAGAAAAATGATATTTCAGCCGCTAAATCGTGACCTTTCTTCTTAGTCGTTCTATCTAGTAGTGTATCTACTGTAACTCTATCAGCCAAATCATCAAATGTCAATGCAATTTTAGAAATCTTTTGTTGAGCCACCTCTTCTGGAGTACGAGGTTCAGCAAATTGCGTCTTAATTTTATCATAATCATATGAAGGATTAGTTGGCTCTCCAAAAGATATCGTATTGACTATTTCACCAGTCTTTTTATCTCTTGCCGAAATTATTTCTCTAACTCTTGCTGTTTGATTGTCTCTACGGTCTGTCATTTCTTCTTCGTTTACACGATGAACAAGTGGTAAAATATCTTTTAATGACTCTTCAAATGATGTCTTCGTGAACTGTTGTACATATGAATCTAAAGTTTCTTCTGATATTTCTGCTTCTACTTTGTCTTCTTTAAGAGCAATATTTTCAACAAATTTTGCATAACCTCTAGCACCTTGGATTCTCTGTACTGTTTCTTTAATTGAATTCATACTACGTCTGACGTTGAATACAACATTACGATTGTTTTCATTTACTAATTGTTGCTTATCTACTATTTTAGTAAACTCTTTTAATTGTGCTAAATTACTTGATAACTCTACAATTGCTTCGCCTACTATATCATGTGGAACTCCACCTGATGCTACGTGACGTGCCATTGCTCTTGCACCGTTTAAGTGTATAAATGGATATTTAAAACGTTCGCCTTCTGCTGTTTCAATAAACATTGCTGATACATTGCGTGAACGAGAACCACGAGATTCTTCGTTTACTGGCGCACGATGTTTTAATATTAGTTTTACATTTTCTAATGTTTGTCGGCTTGTGCGTGATGACCCAGACAATGGGCCCATGCCTTCATTGACGTGGTCTGTCATGGTTTGCTCCTTATTTTGTTCAATCTTATATGCGTAATTCTTAGGTTCGATATGTTTTCCAAATGAACGAATGTCAAAATCTAACATATTAGTACGTGCTAAAGATTTCAATTGTTTCATCATATTATTGATGCCTGGCTTATCTATATCAACATCTTCACCAATATGAAATTTTAATTCTTGAGTTGAGTCATCAATGTTAACCATCATATTTGGTTCTTTTACATAGAAATATCTTGCTTCGGCTGGTATTGCTACACTTTTACCACTAGTAGCATCGAACATCTTCATCTGATGCCCACTGCCTTGCATTAATTTCATTACTTTTGTTGCGATGTCGTCTAAATTTATAGCCATAATTTTTATTCTCGTTCGTTATGGTAGTATTTATCAAAATATCACAGGAAGAGGGTCTGAATAATCGTCATCAGAGTCTAAAGATGATCCAAGCAGGTCTTCGTATCCTTCCTCGAACCTAGATATAACCTGAATCTGTCTTACACACAATAATGTTGCTGAAACTAAGTCATCTGTTTCACCAGTTTTTGCTTCAAAACTCTTTCCTTTTGCTATGAAAGTCTTTAATTCTCTTATTAAATTCTTGCTTAGAGGTATCATTTTATCACTTTCAATCCAAGATTTCATCTTCATACAAGCCGTAATTTTCGTCTTATATGTTGTGGTAAATCCTTTTCGAATTGCTCGTTGTCTGCCTTTCTTCTTTGGTTCATGTAAGAATGTACCAGGAAACTTATCTTCATCCATCTCTTGTATGACTACCAAAGCGGCTTCTCCCAATGAATTGTTCTCTACTGACCAATATATTTCAGGCGCATTATTGCCAAGTTCTCGCATTTCGTCATTGATAATAGTAAGAACAGTATGCATTGTTTTAACTTGACCATGAACATCTGTTCTATTATTCTGCCATTCTGCTACTTGAACAAGTTCTGGTAACGCCCACACTTCAACCGCAGAGTTATCTCCACCTGTTCCCATAGCAGGATCTAATCCTACAACATAAGTAGAATCTTTATTGATGCTCTCATACCATCGAACTTGTCCTGTTCTTAATATTGGTTCTTTTCCTTTGATTCCTGACAGTTTTAAACTGTTAACTAACGTTTCATCATATGCGATAAACTGACATTCGTGTTCTCTTAAGAAACGTTCTTTACCAACTCGTGCTTCTTCTTCAACTGCCCATTCTTTATCTCTATCTGGATGTTGATGCCATACTGCTTGGTATGGTTTGAAACCATTGATACCTACGTCTGTTTCATTTCCATAATCATCTAATTGCTTATTAGCACCTGACCATATAATCGCAAACTGGTCATCATCTAAGTTAGGAGTTGATGTGATAATTGCTTTACCACCTGTTGCCAGTGTTGGAGATATAGAAGTCCAAAATTCTTTTGCTATTGTTGGTCGGACAAACGCAAACTCATCTGCGTATAGTAATGAAATTGAAAGACCACGACCAGTGTTTTCTGTTGTTGCTTGTGAAATAATACGTGAACCATTATCAAACTCGATACTACCTTTGTTATAATTTGTCACACCTGCTCTAATATGGTCTGGACACATCTCATACGCATATCTGATTCTGTGCATGATTTCTTGTGCGCCTGAAAACTTATGAGCCGCAATCAGAACTGTTTGGTCTGGATTGAACATTGCGTACCATAATAGATAACCAGCCGCTGTTGTTGATTTACCCATCTGTCTACCCAACATAGATATAGAAAATCTATAATTATGATAAGACTTTGCTAACTCTTGTTGATAATTGTATGCCGCATATAGTATACTTCCACGTGTAGGATGCTGAATCATAAAATACTTTTCCAGAAAATAGAACGGGTCTGTCATACACTTGCTAAATTCTAACAATTGTGTATTACTAAATTGGGTTTTTTGATGTGGTTTTTTAGTTAAATCTGCCATTATATACTCACTTAATTATAATAGTATTTATCTTTGCATATAATATAATAATTATATCAGATAAATAGTATTGATGATTGGGGATTCCCACTCCAACATCAATCATATGGGAGAAATAATATGGCAAGATATAGAGGTCTTAGAGCAGTCGCAGGTATGGCTCGTATTAAGGTTAGACGTACAATCGATTTAAGAGAGTTGTCTGATTTTGGTGCGATTACATCAAGCGGTGATGATTTACCGACAGCAGGTGCAGGACATAGTTCAGCAACTGGTGGTTCAACAGGTGTCACTCGTGGTTATACTCAATTGGGTTTAGTTACAGGTCCTGTTGTTGACAACCAAGATATGGGTTCAATTGCTACAACGGCGTCAACAGACGTTAGTTATAATGATGAATCTTATCAGTATGGTCCAAACAGAGGTTACTAATCAACTCTAAAGTAATATTTAGGAAACCCGCTGAAAGGCGGGTTTTTTAATGGGCGCCCAACAAAAAAGTCTCACTAGGAGACTTTATTTGTTCGCAATGGAGGAATGCTTTTAATTTT